TTGGATTTATGACCGATGGGGCACCCCGCTTTTACACGACTATACTGTGGGAACATATTTTTTTGGTCTAGGCATGAGTATTATCGCGCTATCTAATACACCTTACCTACGTGTGAAAGCGCTAGCATCTGTCGGCCCGCTCATTCTGGGCGTATATGCATCGCATTACTATTTTGTAGAGCACGTACGCTGGCTAGATGGAATTGTAAACAATCCTTACCTTCGCGCACCTGCTTACCTAGCAGTAGTCTTTCTCTTATCGTTGGGGACTTCATTTATACTTGCCCGATGGAGCGTAACAAAACAATTTGTCACCTGACTCTGCAGCTCGTATTACAACGTTGGTAGCACTTCGACCAACGGCTTTATTTCGCGCTTGCTTGGCATAATATCTACGGAAGAAAAATGTTTCAAGCGCTGCTAAATTGGCTTAACCCACGCCACGAATGGATCCTATCCGAAGACCTTGAACGCCGTTATTGCAGCGTTTGCGGACGTAGGGAGCAATACCTCGACGGTGACGAGTGGCATGGCTTTTATTGGGAGATGACGCGAGCTGGAGACAAGCATGCTCATGCTTCCTGAATCTCGTATCAATTTGCCCTTTCGATGAACTGATACGGATCCCTCCTCTACTGCCTGGCCTCGGCGCTGTTTCACCGAGGCCAGGCCTGGACCGTCTTCGCATGCCGCGCTGCGCACTCCGCATACTGGCGCAGCAGCACGACTGCCCAGATCTGCCATGCGTCGTAGTCGTCGGCACTAGGCCGCTCAATCACCGGGCACGGCGCGGCCAGCGCGCTATCGAGGGATGCTTTTGTTGGCGGCTTCGATTGCAGCGTCGAGGTTGCGCACGCGGTCAGCATCAGGCACGCAATCAACAGGGAGAGGTTTCGCATTGCGCAGCTCCCTTGTGAGCGCCGACATTCGCGGCGCCAGGGTGGATTGAATGGCGGCGAACTCGGTAGCCGCCTGGGTAATGCGCGCGGCGTCGACCTGCAGCGTGGTCAGCGCCAGCTCCGACTGGCTGCGCATGGTTTCCGCGTGCGCGCGCTGCAGCTCGGCGATCTCGGCGTCGTGCCGCCAGCCGTTCGTGAACCAGCCGGCGGCGGCGGCCAGCGCCATCGCCAGCAGCAGGACCAGGCCGGCCACCAGCGCGCGGTACTGGACGGGGATCATGGCAGGCCTTTCAAGCACAGCTCGCGCTCGGCCTGGCGCCGGCGCGTGAGGCCCCGCACTTCCTCGTAGACCCAATGCATCACGACCTTGCCACGCGCATCCTTGAGCGGCTTCCCGTCGGGGCCTTTAACTGGCCGCAGAACCTTGACCTTATTCCAGGCCAGCAGCGCGTTGCACGCGCCGACCATGTCGCCAGCGTTCGTGCGCCGCGCCATGCTCGAGCCGCAGAAGCCGTCCACACCGATGTTGTAGGCGATATCGACGAAGGCCACCTTCTGGCCATCGGTTAGGCGCGCGAGCGGGATGCACATCGCGATGCCGGCGGCGTGCCGCTCGAGGTCGCGGTCGAGCTGCACGTGGCACTGCGCGGGCGTGTACGTCTTGCCCCAGGCCGCGTTCTCGGTGGCGCCGGTGCAGTACGTGAGCACGCCGCCCATGTCGCGATAGGTGGACAACTCGGTGCCTTCGAACGCTGGCGTGAAGCTGAGCAGCGCCGTCGCGGCCACGGCGCCGACCAGCGCGACCAAGCCGCGCCGCTGGGTTGGCGCGCCCTTAACCATTGCCGGTAACCGACGGTTGTGCCACGACGCGCGCGATCGCGGCGCCGAGCGAGGTCAGGCCCGCGGCCACCACCAGGATGGGCGCGATGCCGCCGGCGTACAGGTGCATGCCGGCCTCGATGGCCGATGCGAAAGCGGCCAGCAGCGAGAAGCGTACCGACCAGAGTTTCGGGAATTGCGCGCGTGCGTCGTCGATGAATTTCATGGTTTTTCCTGTATTGGCAAATGCGGTTTTGCTTCGGGGGCCTGCAGCTGAGCGAGGAATTGCGCCAGGCGCACTTCCCGTTCGTGGCATTCCAACTCGGCCAGCCGGTTCTCGCGCGAATTGCGCTGGTGCGTGTACCAGGCGTTCAGCAGGAACGTCAGCAGCGCGGTGAGAATGCCGACGATGACGCCTACTTGCGTCAGGGTCAGGGAGGTGGCGACCGTTACTGCGGCGCCGGCGTAGCTGCCGACTTCCGGCGGGGTGGTCTTGCTGATGCTCATTGCTGCCTTTCGATGGGCGTAAAAAAACCCACCGAGGCGGGCTGTGTCTTGCGGTTCGGTGGCCGGGCCCGGGCGGGCCGCGAGGATTACAGCCGTGCAGCGGTGATGAACAGTTCGTCGAGCGCGGCGGCGTCCAGGCCCAGCGCGGCGCCCATCATCGTGACCAGCGGGCTGTTGCGGGCGACGACGCTCGAGTAATCCCACTCGATGCGCGCCGCCTCGCTGTCCGGGCTCGGCAGCGAATCGATCGCCGCGTCGACCTGGCCCAGCACGCCGCGCCCGAGCAGCGCAAGGCGAGCTTGGCGCATGCTCACTTCCTGCGGCACTGTTGGCTGCGTCGCGTCTTGCGCGCGCGCCTCGATCTCGGCCAGCTCTTCAGGGGTGGCGTCGCGCACGATGCCGTCTACCATTACTTGAATAGTCATTTATGAGTTCCTGTGACCGAAGACGCGGATTGTGCCTGCGGCGAACGTGCCAGCAGCAACAATCAAGCGGAAGCCCGATACCGCGGACGTGCCCGTGAATAATCCCTCCGCAAGAAGTGCGAATAGAGTTGTATAGTCCGAACTGAGCGCAAGGCCGCGCACGCCTAAACTCTTATATGTACTTGAGTTTGCATTGCGCACCTCCAGCGTCATCGTTACCGCTTGATTTGATCCGCTCGAAAGTTGTGCAATTTCGAACAGTGAACCGAAGGTATTGAGGTTGCCACCATACCCAGCCGGCCCGGCATAACCAGTCGTCGCGACAGACCCAGCTACTGCCAAAGACATTCGAAGCGCCGCACCACCACTGGTGGTGCGCAAACCTTGAACTTCGATCGTGTATTTATCATAGTCTGCACTGAATATATTCAGAAAATCGATAGTCGCAACAGGACTCGTAATAGTGGCACTGGCGAGAGCAAGTACGCCGTTTGCGCCAGACTGCCCGCGATCACCGTTGCGCTGGAAGAACAGCATCAGGGCGTCACCCGCAGAAAATGGGCTGGCCGAGCTGCTGTTCGTGCACGCGACAGTAAGGTTGCGATAGCCGGTAAGCGCAGCGCGTGCGGTGACATCGAACGTCATCCACTTGCTCACGTCAGCCTGCTTCACCAGGCGAATCGAACCCTTGATGACACTTGTCGAAGAATCGAAAGTATCAAGCAGCGTGGTGTAATCCTGCCCACCGGCCATCAGATCCAAGCGCATGACCGTAGCCGCGTTCTGCGTCGCGTTCGAGAGGCGAAGCTTGCCGACGCCAGGATCGGCGTCGGCGGTTCCAGTATCGAAAACGTAGGGCAGCGCATACGCACCACCGGCGGCGGCAGAATTTATTCCGCCGGTAGCTTGGTTGATCTGTGCAGCAAGTGTCGGCAGGTCGCGCATGAAGCCCGACATTTTGTTGTCGAAGTCCAGTTGATCTTGGGACTGATCCGGCATCTGGGCCGGGTCGAGCAGTACGGTGATCGTCATACGGTTCCTTCAATTTGCATGGACATGTTCCAGCGGGATTTGCCCTTGACCACGGGCTTGAGACTTGAGTAACGGCCGTACGCAATAGCCAAGCCATAGTTGAGCGAACCGACCCATACGATCGGACGCTGCCGGTACTCGGCCAGCAGCTCGTAGACGGCATCGACCCGCGATGCATCCACGTCGACGTCGGCGCTGATCCTCTTCGCCCAGCTCCGGATCTGGGTTTTGCTGGTGCCGTCGAAGTTGAACGAGGTGTCCGAGAAGTCCTTGATCTCGGCGCCGAGCGTCATCAGGGTCTTGCCCAGGTCAGCGGTTGGACCGATCACGCACATGCCGCACTTGGCTGTGCCGCCAGGCTTTTTGATCGTGATCGTGATCAGGGCGTTTGCGAACGGCGGCAGCTTCAGGCTGACGGCCCAGGTCTTGCGCCGGATCCGCTTGAAGCTCCAGTTGAAGAAGCTCGACCCCGACGTCGATACCTTGAGCGACTGCTGCTCGCGATAGACCAGTCCTTTCGCCTTGTCGACTACCGACACCCTCACCTCGCCTGCATCGACGTTGCCGATGTAGAAGCCCTGGCTGATCACCTGGGCCGAGGCAACGATGATGATTTCTTCAGGGCTCGAGGTCTGTGTGTTGTTGTACTGGTCGAGCATGGCCCAGCGATTGGCCGCGCCGCGCGGTGACCAGGCCGCCGTATCGGTCAGCGCCTTGCCGACATTGCTGGCGACAAGGGACTGGAACACGTTGTGACTCCCCGGGTCGTAGACCAGAGCATCCTTCGCGTACGTCGTGGCCGCGTTGTAAGCCGGTTCAACGATCGGCACGTTGGAATACACCAGGCCCGCGCCGGCGCTGATTACTTCCCCGGCATCGAGCAGGACATACGGCGCCCGGCTCAGGTCTGCCGGGTCGTACGTCACGCGCAACACGTTCGCCGGCGCCATCTGCTGCACGCCATTCCGGTCGTAGTACGGTGCCGGCGTGGCGCGCGTGCAGGTAACGTCACCCAGGGTGACGGGTTCGATGATGTCCATCAGGCTCCTTTAAGCGGTTGCGGCCTCGGTGACCAGAGGCTTGCGGCCGTTGACCACGTCATCCAGGTGGGTCGCGGTATTGCTGGTGTGCGTGGCGATGGCCAACAGGCCATCACGCAGCGCCTCGCGCAGCTCGACGTTCTCACGCTGCTGCGCTTCGATCGCGGTCGACAGGCGCGCCACCTCGGCCGCCAGCGCCTCGGCGTTTCCGTCGGGGCTGGCCAGTCGACGCATCAGCTCGCGGTTGTCAGCCGCGGGCATGATGCGCTCGCCCGCGTGGATCATTGCCGGCATGTCGGTCTTGACGTAGTTGGTGCCGACTGCGAAGCCCGGCAGCTTGCTCGACGCATCCCTCTGCGCCGCCTTCAGCCAGTCCGCCTTCTCCGCCTCGCTCATCGTCGGGCCGTAAGCCTTCATCCAGAACTGCAGACCCTCGGCATCCGGCGCCCGGCCCAGCACGCCTTGGTACAGCTTCCGGAGATCGGCTTCCGTCGAGTTGGCAATGCCGCCCACGATCTGATCGATCGGCGTGCCGCTGGCGGCGGCGTTCTTCCACCATTCGAAACCGGCAGCGTCGGGCGCACGGCCCAGGTTCTGCTGGTAGGCGTTGTTGATTGCCGCGCCGGCCGATACAACCGGGTTGGCGTTCGCCGCTGCCATGGCGCCCTGCAGCGCCTTGATCGCCTGCTCGATCGACAGGCCGATGGTGCTGATGCCCTTCAGGACGTCGATCTGATCCTGGTGGCGCGCGAGCATCGCGTCGAGCTGCTTGACTTGATCCTCGGCGACCTTCAGGTTCTTCTCTTCGACCGTCAGCGCACCGTCGGTCAGCTTGGCCAGTTCAGCCAGGTCACCCTGGGCGCCGAACAGGTCGCGCTGATAGTCCTGGTACGTGGCGTAAGCCGCTGTCGATGGACCGTTGCCGATCTTCGACAGCGACTTCTGCAACGCGTCCGCAGCCGGCAGCGGGCCGCCAGCCTTGGCGATCGCCAGCGCCGCGCGCACTTCCGCCATCCCGCTGTAGCGGTCCGCCTCCTGCTGTTCTGGAGAACGCATACCGTCCAGCGAGCTGCGCAGCGCGGACGACATCGTTTTCAGGCTGTTGACCGCTTCGGTCCGCATCTGAATGTCTTCCTGCATCGCCTTCTTCTGGCGATCGGTCACGCGCTGGAGCACCGCGTACGCTCCATCAACGCCGCTCAGCAGCGCAGAAGCGTTTGCCTTGACCTGCTCGGTCGCCTTGGAGACGGCTTCGAGCGCATCCGCTTCGTCCTCCAGGGCGAAGACACGTTGCTGCAGTGGGCGAAGCGATGCGTCCAGCCCTGCCAGCTCAACTGCACGCGTGGCTGCCAGCGCGCCGACCTTGTCGCCCAGCAGCTCCATGATCCGGATTTCAAGCTCGCGCTTGCCGCTGGCCAGGTCGGCTGCCTGCTCGAGCGCGTCCTTGTCGACGTCAGCGATCTGCTTGAACGTCGGGGCGATCTGCATCAGCGTGGCGTACGCGCGCGCACCAGCATCGGTCGTCAGGTCCAGCCCGGTGACCACGCTGCGGAACTGCTGCAGCGCGTCCTCGGCACCCGTCTTGATGCCGAACTGGTCGAGCGTAGGGGTGATGCGCGTGCGCAGCGAGTCGGCCCGCTCCTTGCTGGTGTAGAAATCGGCAAGGAACTGGTCGGCACCGGAAGTGAATTCGTCCAGGCCGCCGACCATGTCGATCAGCCGCTCGCGCGCGCCGACCGACTTCAGGCCGATCGAGTCGAACGCCATGCCCAGCGAATCCGTGACCACGGTGACGGCCTGGTAGTTGGTGGCCACACGGGACAGCGTTTCGAGGTAGCCCTCGCCCACTTTCTGGAACTGGCCCAGACCATCGACGCCGAATGCAGCCAGGTCGTCGCCGACCTTAGAGAAGACCGCTGACAGCTCTTCCTGGATCTCGGCGCCGGTCAGCCCCTTCAGGCTCACCTTGCCGATGTCGACCACGAACGAACTGAGCTTGGCGGTGAAATCATCGCCGCCGATGCCGATCAGGTTGCTGGCCTCGACCACCGTCTGGTACAACGAGGTCAGCACGCCGGCGATCTGGCGGTTGCCCTCGGCGCCCAGGCCCTCGACTTGGCTGCTCATCTTCGAGCTCGAGAACCAGCCACCCGATTTCTTGATGTCAGCGTACTGCGACGCGTCGACACCACCGCGCAGGATGCTTTCGAACGACGCATTGGTCAGCGTGAATCCAGTATCTTCCACCGTCTTCTTGCCGCCGAAGATGCTACTCCCGATCTTGCTGAGGAAGTTCCCATCTGCGGTAGCGAACTGCTTGCCATAGTCGCCGGCCACGCCGGTGGACTGCACCAGGAACGATGCGAATTGCCCGATCCCCGCCTCGATGTTGCGCAGCGATGCCAGCATGCCGTCGCTGATGCGCAGTCCCTGTAGAGTCGCACCTTCGATTGCCTCGATCGAGCTGGAGATCGACTCCGACTTGGCCGAGCCATCGCCCAGCACGCTGCCGGTGCCCTGCTTGTCTTGCCGCTGCTGGGACAGTGGGACGCTGCTGCCGCCCACGCTGCCCATGATGCTCGCACCGATTGCCACGACAGCCGCCAACGTGGCTGCACCGGCCGCCAGGTTCATCGGGAACGGCAGCGAGGCCATGGCCTTGACCACTGCCGTGACGCCCCATGCGCTCGCTTCAGTTCCTGCCAGCGCCACCGATGCGCCGGAAGCAGTGGCTTCGCCGCCGATTTTGAGCGTATTGAGAGCCGTGTTGGCCGCGACTTCCGTCTCCTTGAGGAAGATCTTCTTCGTCATGGTTGACAGCGCCATGGCCAGCTCGGTGGCGCGGTATGCGCGCTCGACGCTGGTCAGCACGCCGTATCCCTTGCTGCCCTCGGCAAAGAAGCCCTTCGCCGCCGCTGCCATGTCGCCATAGCCACTCAGACGCGACTTGACCTCTTTCGAGTTGATCGCAGCATTCGCTTCGGCCAGGCCCTTGGAATCAGTCGCATACTTCACCGACGCGTCTTGGCGCGCCTTGTCGACCTCAGCTTGGCGAATGCCGTAAGCGTCCAGCGCGGTGACCAGCTGCGTCATCGAATCGCCGGCTGCGCCGAACGCGCCCTTGAGTGCATCCCCGAACGTTTGAGCCTTGGTCGGGTCGAGGAACTTGTCGAGGTCTTCACCGGCCTTCTTGGCCGCGTCAAACCCAACCTGCTTGACGGCACCCTCGCGCACCGCTTGTGCTCGCTCGCGCAGCGCGGCAGCTTCCTTGCGGTATTCCTCAGCCAGCGCGCCGGTGATGTCGAGGCCCTCTGCAGCCCAGATACGCTCTTCGGCACGCAAGGCCAACCCCTCGATGCGCGTCGCATTCAGTTCGCCGAGAGCATCTTTCGCGAGACCAATCTGATCGTTCTCGTCGCGCTGCGCCTGCAGATCCTTGGTCGCCTTGTCGGCGCCGGTGCTCGCGCCGTCGAGCGCCTTCTGGTACTTCTCAAGCGATTTCAGCCGCTCATCTTCGGCCTGCTTCACGAACTGCTGCTGGCCGATGTAAGTCTCGACCGTGTCGACGTAATCCTGCAGCGACTGCTTGCCGCCCTTGTAGCCGTCGTACAGCTTGTTCAGGTTGCTGTAAAAATCCGCATCGATGCCGACGCTCTTGCCATTGATGCGGTCGACCAGCGCCTCGTATTCCTTCACGGCTTTCGCGGCTTCCTGCGCGGCCTTCTTCGCTGCCGCTTCATCAACCTCGCCAGGCAAAGATGGCTTCGGCTTGTCGCCATCACCCGTGGTCGGCGGGACAACTGGCACGGTCCGACTGGCCAGGCGCGCACGATATGCCTTCTCGAACTGATCGGACGGCGCGCCATTTAAATCCTCGACGCTTTTCCGCCCGTCTGCGATAGCCTGTTTCAGATCCGAGTACGATTTCTTGACGTCCTTGAGGCCATCGCCTCCTTTAAGCGATTCGTAGACAGCTTCCACCGGACTGATCAGTGCGATGTCATTTGCGATAGCGAAGCCTGCCCGAACACCTTTCAGTACATCCCATGCGACGCCGGTCGACCGCGCAAATGTAGCTACCGCGTCACCCGCCTTTGCGAAGCCCAACCCGAGATCGTCAGCCCAAGACGACCACTCGCCTTTCTTGATGGGAGTCTGCTGCTTGAAGACGTCAGAGAAGGCGCCGGCCACGTCCCTGAGCGCTGGAGCCAGTGCAACGGCAGCTGACGTGGCTAGGCTTTTCACTTCGATTTTCAGGAAGCCGGTTTGATCTTGAAAAGCAGCGGCTGCGGCTGCAGCTTCGCCCGAGGTGCTTGCTACCCCGTCGTAGTTTTCCGACAGATCGTTCAAGAATGGCAGTAGATCCGCCCCCGACTTGCCGATCAGGTTGTTCATCAAGGCCGTTTTGCCCGCGTCGTCGCGGTAGTTCTGGAGGCTTTTGGAAGCATCAACCAGGACAACGGATGGATCGCGCAAGTTGCCTGCGGCGTCTCGCGATGAGACGCCCAGCGTCTTGAGGGCTTTCTGGACTTTGTTGCTGTCGTCATCCAAGCCCGCCATGCCGCGCGACAGCTTAACAATTGCAGCGTCGACACCGCCCATATCTTCGCCAAACACTACGGCAAGCTTCTGGATCTTGGAGAGGCTTTCGACCGACGAGCCGGTTTTTTGCGCCATGCCGTCGAGATCGGCCAGGTCATTCAGTGCATCACCGACCATCACGGCACCGGCGGCGGCGGCCGCCGCCACAGCTGCGGCAACAGCCAGAAAAGCGACTTTGGCGCCCTCGGCCAGGTCGGCCAAACTGCCGAACGAAGATTCGCCGGCCGCCTCTTGCTCGCGCAGCTTGGCGATCATTTCGGCCGCGGCGTCGCTCACGCCCAGCTGCTCGGCGCGCAGTGCCGCCAGCTCGGACGCGGACTTGCCGATACCCTCGGTGCGCGAGCGCAGGCTGTCCAAGAACTTGGTCGAGTCGTCGAGCTTGCGCTGGGCATCTGCCGCGAGCGCGCTCTTCTTCGTCATTTCGTCCAGCTGCTCCAGGTACGGGCGCAGGGCGTTGACGTTCAGGCCGCGCGCGTTGGCGAGCGCCTCGTAGTACTGCGCCGAACCTTTGGCGCCGGCATTCATCGTCGCCAGCGTGCGCTGGATAGAATCAGCCATGCTCTTGGTCGCGCGGTCCATGCGGCCGGCGGCCACGCCTGCGCCGTCGCCGGCCGTCTCCATGCCAGGAGTGCTGGCGACGCCCTCCAGGGCCGCCGTCGTTTTCTTCGCGCTGGCCTCGAGGTTGTCGAGACTCTTGCCGGTTTTGGCGGTCGCGTCTTCGACCTTGCGCAAGCCAGCCTCGACGCCGCTCGCGTCGGCGGTGATCATGATTGTTGCGTTGTTGACAGTATCGCTCATGTCCCGCCCATAAAAAGGCCACCCGTAGGTGGCGGTCCAGCTGGTTATTCCGTGCGCATCGCCTGCAGGGCCGCGTCTTCCATGACCTGCAAGTCTTCGTCGAGCTGGTTGTATTCCTCGGTCGTCAACCCCATCCGGTCCATCCGGTTGTAGGCGACGAGGAAATTCAACCCGATCGGGCCGCCCATGGGGGCGATATTCCACTGCTTTCGCAGCCCGTAGAACGTGTTGTAAGCCAGCACGTTCTGGGGCCAGATGCCGACAGACGTTGTCACCTCGTCCCTGGTCAGTCCCGCGACGGCCAGGTCGGCGTCGGTGGGGGCTGCCTCGTACATGGCGGTGGCAACGTCCCTTAGTTTTTTGCGCGGGCGCCCGTGAGTTCAGCCATGAACTTGTCCAGGATGGCGCGCACAGCACCAATGTATTTCTGGGTCAGCTTCTCGACTCCGGCTTTGTTAAACTGCTCGTCCAGATCCCAGCCACGGCTGATGTCCATCAGCGCGTCGACGTCTTCGGCGCCCTTGAGGCCGTCGACGAATTCCTTGAAATCGTCGCGCGCCATCCATGCGAATTCCCACTCGACGTCGGCGGTCTTACCGCCTGGGACTGGGATGGCGACGATAGCCTTGAAGGTTGCTTCGCCGGCCAGGGAGAGTTTTGCTTTTGCCATGATGATTTTTTCTTTCAGGTGTGAGTACAAAAAAAAGACCCGCGAGGCGCTACCCCGCGGGCTGGGAAAAGGCCAGCGCCGACCATTCGGCACTGGCTGGCAACACGGATTAGTAGCGAACGACCTTGTTCTGCAGCGAGAAGACGGACTTCACGGCCATCACACTGCCCTTGGCCAGGCTCGGCGACTCGTTGAACGAGCAGTAGCCGGCGTACAACAGCACGCCGCCGCTCGGGAGCATGCCGCGCAAGCAGGTCAGCGCGACGCCATCCGAAATTTTCTTCAGGGCGGCGTGATGCGCCAGCGACTTGTCGTCGGCGGTCGTCAGCGTGACGGTGGTTGCGGTGAAGCCGTCGGGGAGCATGACCGGCATGTCGCTGTCCAGAAGAGGAACTTCGACGTTCTTGCCATCGCCACCGGAGATTTCAGCACTGACCACGCCGGTGACTGGGGTCCAGGTGGTGATCTTGCGCACGGTGCCAACGCCCGCGCCGACAGGGAACAGCGAGGTGTCGCTCGTGTCCAGGCCTTCGAACGTGAACGAAGTGCCCGACGCCGCCTTCGCGCGGAAGACGCGGCCGTTGGCCTTGCTCCAGCCGCCGGTGTATTCGAAGTAATCGCCGGCGGCGAAAGTATTCGTCGCGGTGGCCACAGCCTCGGTGGCGTTGGTGATCGCGGTGATGCTGACGGCAGCGGCGAATGCGGACGCTACTGCGAACGCGATGTTGTTTGGCAATTGCATATCGGCCTTTCAGGGGTGAAGCCCGGAAGCCGGGCATAAAAAAACCGCCCGGCTTTCGCGGGGCGGCTTGTGGGTAAAACTGGAGCGGTCAACAGTAAAGCGTGAAGTCCTGCATCGTCCCGCGCAAATTGGTGCCTTCGTCGTACGTGGCCACGCGCCCGCTCGCGACTTCGACCTGCAGCGCGGTGGCAGAGCGCAGCGCATCCTCGACCAGCATGCCGATCTCAGACGCCTCGATGCGGCGCTCGCTCCAGACGTTGACCTGGATGCGCACGCGCTGCTTGTCCGGACGGTCACCGCTCAGGAAGTTCATCGGCTCGCCGCCCACCGCCTGGTAGGTGATGTACGGCTTGGCCGTGCCCACCTCGGCGAGGTCGGGGAAGATGCGCCCGCCTGCCAGGTGGCTCAGCGTGCTGTGTACGTGTTCTTCGGGCGTCATGATCCGGTCGAATTCCTGGTCAGTTGTTCGGTCAGCGTGCGCGTCATCGCATCAACGGAAACCTGCTTCTTGCTTTCGTACGCCGGCCGCATGAACGGGTAAGCCGGCGCGCTGGCCGTGCCGTACTCGAGCTCGGCCGCGCGGCGGTGCGCTTCCCAACCGGTTTTCTTGCCGGTCTTTTTGCTGACCTTCTTATTGCGCGGCACGAACTTGTGACCACCCTCGACGAAGCGCCAGTAGAAGGCATCGCTGCCGCCGTACGTACCGGCCCGCACCGTGACCAGGTAGACCTGGCGGTTCGCGCCGTCGGATTCCTCATCGAGCCGCTTGACGATGATGTTGTTG